AAACAGGACCAGATACGGCTCCATAGTTAGACATCAGTTGAGCTGGCGTCGTGGCAATGGTGTCGTCCCAGTCGTAGTCGAAAGCAAGGTAATAACGGCCAGTGGCGGTTGTTGGATTACCAGGAACGAGCCGGAACTCTAGAGAAGTAAACTCGTACTTCTCATAGAGACAGGCTACGTTGGACATCCATGGAAACAACGCGCCATTGGTAGGGTTAAGATCGAGCCCAGGGTACGATGCGGAAGGTGGGACCAAGGAAAAACTAGCCGCAGTAACGGAGAATGAGCCACAAAGCTCCTCTCTGCTAATGGTAGCATCGGTGACATTGAGGGTGTTTTGGGTGGACCGCGCACTTGGCGCTATCCTAGAGGAGATGATCATTTTCGAGTCGAGCTGTTTGGAGCTCTTCCCGACTTTCTTGACGTTTTTCTTCATAACGCTCTTGTTCTGCAAGTATGGGATACCGGTGCAGCCCGGGACTGTACATCGTGTCAAAACCCCAGAGGGATGCGCCGTGCAGTCTCTCGGCATTTTGTTTAGCACGGAAGTATTAAAGCAGGGATCAGATGTTCTTATGGAGCTCGCAAGTAGGCCAGCATAGCTAGCACAACCCGTCCGCCCGCGAAGGACTTCTTCATAGACTCTCTACTACCGTTTTGGGCAATTAAATGACACGACCCCACTCTACTCAGCACAAAATAACTGATTTTACGAACTGGTCGCCTGGAACCTCAAGGATATCGTATGGCGAGACGCTCTGGAAATACTGCTCGAGGTAGATCTGGAGGTCAGGGACAATCCCAAACGCACGCCAGAAAGACACACGGGCAGCATCAGACACAGGGCGAGACTTGCTTTCGAGACCACGAGAGAGGCGATAAAACCCAGTTTCGAAAAACCTTGGATCGACGCGCTGTTTTGCGCGTCCTACAGAGCCTGCTAGGGAGACGTAGTACGATTGTACCACAGGGATGCCCGACGTGAGTGACAAACCGCACATCCCCACAGCATTCATTTGCGTGCGGAGTGCAGTACTGGCATACTCGTAGTTCATCATAGTGGCATCTTTAGACAAGGTCACACGAGGATCACGACACATGCGGACCTCGACCTCATCTACGTACACCGGTTGAGTCTGGCAAAATACCAGCTGCTCAAACACCTCAACCGGAGCCTCTACCTTCATAACAAAGCCAAGCTGTGCAAAATAATCGGGTATACCGGCCACAATTGGCAAGAGTTGGTCAGACTCCCCAATTAACATGCAGTCGTCCCCGTTATTAAACAGGCGAACTTTCGTCCACCCGTGCCCAGCCAAGCCATGCATATGAAGGTAACTGTGGACCATAGCAGACATGTCTAGGCAGTTGCCCATAGCTGTGTTCATATCACCAGAGCACCTCTCCCCGTCGACCACGTACTCGACGCATCCGTCAGATGTACGCGCAAAACCATGATTACGTAGTTGCCAAGACAGCAGCATACGCAAATGGTTGTCGCCCGGGTAGTAGTG